GGACCGAACTGCGAAAAGATCGCAGGCATAGTCTCTGATGGTCTAGACGTAAACCAGAATCACGAAGTTCTTGATCCATTAGGATTAAGATTACGTTACACTGGCGATCAAATTCTTATACCAGAACAAGTCAATAAAGTCTGGTATAGGCGCGTAGACATGGAACTAATGTTCGAGCATACTTATGTGCGCGAATATGCAGTTCAAAACATCATCGAAGCTCTTGGCGAGATTCATACTCAACGGCCGCAGCCCGATGGGGAAATTGTGTCCGTTGATTGGGATACAGAAAGGATTATAAGATGAATCGAGGTTTATCCGTTTCGGGTGTTGTTTCTGTTGATGTAAACATCAGCCCGATTGCCGCAGGCTATCGTAACTTTGGTGTCGCTCTTGTTCTCGGTGACAGCGACATTATTGACGTTGGCGAACGTGTCCGCTTCTATCGGACCTTAGACGAGGTTGCAGAAGAGTTTGGAACTTCTACTCCCGAATATAATGCTGCTGTTCTCTATTTCTCGCAATTACCTCGCCCCAATTCTCTTTATATTGGACGTTGGGCGCGTATCGACACCAAGGCAGTTCTTCATGGTGGCGTTTTAAATCCAACCGATCTCGATATGGCTACTTGGACCGCTATTACTAACGGTTCCATGTCCATTACTGTCGGTGGCGTTGTTAAGAACATTGCGTCTCTTAACTTCTCTTCGGATACGAACCTCAACCAAGTTGCTGCAAGAATTCAGGCCGCAACGACCGGCATCGAAGTTACTTGGGACGCTACTTATGATCGCTTCGATGTTAAGTCGGTTGCTACTGGCCCGACTAACGGTGTTCTGACTTATGCTTCTGCAACAGGTGCAGGAACAGACATTTCTTCGAAGATGCAGCTTCGCTCTGGTCAAGCAAATGCTCCGGTGAACGGAATGCTTGCCGAAACTGCTCTTGCTGCGACTCAGGCTTGTGCGTCTATGTCTTCGGAATGGTATGCAGTTGCTTTTGCTGCCTCTACTATGCCGACCGATAATGCGCTTGTTGATGTTTCTGCATACATTGAAGGAACTGAGCGTTCCCGTATGCATATCATCACTGCCCAGGCTTCGGCTTGCCTTGATCCGCTTAACTCTACTGATATCGGATCGCGCCTTAAGGCAATCCGCTATATGCGCAGCTTTGTGCAGTACAGCACTTACAATAAGTATGCTGCGCTTTCTGCCTTCGCGCGTGCTGCTACTGTCGACTTTGAGGCTAACAATACTACGTTGACCTTGAAGTTCAAGCAAGAACCGGGCGTGCAGATTGAAATCTTGACTGAAACTCAGGCAAGCATTCTGACGAGCAAGAACATCAACGTCTTTGTGCAGTATGACAACGATACGGCCATTCTGCAAGAAGGCGTTATGAGTAATGGATACTTCTTTGACGAAGTCCATAACTCGGATTGGTTTGCCAATGCTCTGCAAGTGGACGTTTGGAATCTTCTTTATCAGTCCCAAACCAAGATTCCCCAGACCGATCCTGGCATTGCCATGATCACGACGGTTTGCGAGGCTACCTGCGAGCGCGCGGTCAATAACGGCATGTTGGCCCCTGGCGTTTGGGGAGGTGGCCCGGTGGGCTTGCTACGGCCCGGAATGACCCTTTCGCGAGGCTATTACGTTTTTGCTCCGCTTGTGGCGACGCAACCGGCTGCATTACGTGAACAGCGCATTGCGCCAACAATTCAAATTTGCGGCAAGTTTGCTGGTGCAGTGCACTTCGTGAACATCATCGTGAACTTGAACAGGTAATGGCAAGCTATTCTTTCGCTGATGTAATAGCAACTCTAGTGGCTCCCGCTGGCAACATAACGCTGGCGGGGGACTCAAGTGGTGCTGTTGCAGATGAGGGAATATCAATAGAAAAAGCCGAAGATAGAAACACCATGATGGTGGGATGTCAAGGCGAAATAATGCACTGTAAGCATGCGGCAGTAAATGGCGTCATTAGAATACGATTGCTTAAGATAAGTCCCAATAATGGTAAGCTAATGAACCTCATGAATTCTTTAGACGGAGACATGTGGGGCACTGGCCAATTCTCTGTTCGTGATCGTGTTAAGGGTGATGTTATTAGTGCTGCTGAAGTTGCATTTACTGGACCGCCTACCATTGTTTATGGAAAGCTTGGTGGCATACAGGAATGGACTTTTCATGCCGGCTTTATGAGTGCAATGCTCTATGCAGGCTCACCTATCAGGTAACGCTTAGGAGAAATCTAAAATGGCAAGCTACAGCTTTAAAGATGTTGGCGCTTCTATCGCTGGCCCTGGCGGAAGCATCAACCTTGGTATGGGTTCCGGTGCTGCTGAAGAAGGTATTACTTTCGAGCGCACGGAAGATCACAATACTATGGTTACTGGTGCCGATGGCGAAGTAATGCATTCCTTACACGTTTCTGACTCGGGCAGCATTCGTGTTAGGTTGTTGAAGACTTCGCCGATTAACGGCCAATTACTCAACATGTATAAGGCGCAACGCGCATCTGCCTCGCAATGGGGACAGAATGTGATTTCCGTTCGCGACTTTGTTCGTGGCGATAAGATGGTTGCGAGCGTTGTAGCCTTCACTGGACCGCCAAGTTTATCTTTTGGAAAGCTTGGTGCAATTCAGGAATGGTTATTTCATGCCGGTCACATTGATCCGACTCTTGATGCTGGCGTTCCTCCTCCGACTATTTAACACTTGATTGAAACGCCAATGAGCGCTAAAGTCTTTAGCTCGACTTTGAGAACGGAGACTTGCGCTTATGGCGATTCTTAAAATCAATGATGCTGAATATAGGACTGATATTCTTGATCTTCGTGAGCAGTTGCATGTAGCGCGTCGATTGCATCCAATAGTTGGTGCAATCAAGGAATCGCTTATGCGCGGCTCCCTCTTCATGCTCAAGTTTGGGCAAAAAGAGGCCACTAATCAAGATAAGCCAGAAGAGGTTACGCTTAAATTCGAAGAATTCTTGAATGAGCTTGATGCAATCGAGCCATTTACTACAGCTTTAGGCAAAATGTCTGATGAAGATGCAGACTATATCATGAACAGATGTCTTGCCAAAGCTTACAGAATCAACAGAAATCCAGCAACTGGTGAAATTGTTGGGTTGCATCCTGTTGTTGATGTGAATGGCAGAATGATGTACGATGATATCAAGCTTGATGTGGCCCTTCAACTAGTGTGGAGCGTTGCGAGCGAATCGCTCGGAAATTTTACCTCCGTCAACCGCTTATTCCAACAGACTGGGTAGACCAACAAGTTGTTGATGGTGAAGATAGCGTTGGTTATACGCCTTTAACGACAACAACTAAAGAGGAATGGTTATTTAGACCTGTATTCGGCGGCTTGTGTTCTTATGAGGATGTTGTTTTCAACAAATTTAATCTTGGACACATAGCCGAAATGAATGAGCTTCTAGAAATAAAAGGAGAGAATGACAGAAGACGAGAGGCCGCAATAAGAGCAGCCCAGGCAGCAGCCGAAGCGCGTTATTAAAAGGATTAGGTTTTTGGCAGAGACGATTCAAGACTGGATTATTTCGCTAAAATACCAAGTCGATGAGCAAAGCGCGCGTCGGGTTGAAGATATCGCGCGCCGTCTTCGTGCTGGACAACAAGTAACCTCGCAAGAAATGCGAGAACTTGAAAAGGGGATGAAGGGTCTTGCAAGGACCCATGAATCCTCTATGCGACAAATGTCGCAAAGCGCCCAACAACATGGGCAACGTTTTAGTACTGTAGTAAATCAAGTAATTCATCCCTCACTTACAAAAATTACTGCTGCTCTTGGTGCTCTTAGTACAGCGGTTGGCGGTTTCAAAGCTTTTGAAGGCGTTGTTAAGAACTTACAACAAGTTGGCGATCTCTCTCGTGATCTTAACGTTACTGCGTTAAGCTTAAACGCGCTTGATAAATCTCTCCAAAATATTGGCGCAAATCGAGGAACGGCTGCCAGCCTAGTTACGACCCTTCAAGATGCAGTTCAAAGGAACCGTGGAAATCTTGTTCTATTGCAAGGCATGGGCGTTACTGCCCGTGAAAATGCAGAAAGAGTTATTGAGCTTTCAAGATTTGTCAAGCGCGAAGCTGCTGCTAACCGCTTTGATATTGCTGTTCAAAGACTTGCCGAAATTGGCTATAGTGTTGCCGATGTTCGGCGATTACTTGCCTTAAGCGAGGAGGACTATAGAAGACAACAAGGAATAAGAAAAAGATGGAAGCAAGATTCTGCCGATGACATTAAAGCTGCCCAAGACCTTAGAAGGGAATGGGGCGACTTAATGTCGAACATGGAAGGTGTTCAAGACGCCATCTTTGTTCCAATGATGAAAACAACCGCAAGGTTGGTTAAGGAAGTAAACGGTCTTATAGCAGGACACGAAGGAGAAATTAGAGCTTTCTTTACGGCCATTACTGAGCCAATAGGTCAATGGGCCGAAGGCAAAGCACAAGATATGCTTGCCTATATGAGTAAATTAACTGGTCCAGATGGAGCACAAGAACGTGCGGCTTGGGTTAAATGGTGGGATGATTCCAAAAATAGCATTAGTGGAGTTGCATCTGATCTAGGAACAATTGTTCATGCATTAGCTGAAATTTTTAGATTTCTTGATCTTATCAAAGATGATCCTGTAGGACATGTTGTTACATCAGTTAAACAGTCAGTACAAGACAAAGCATCTGCTGCAACTGGCGGACTAATTCCTCCTTCAAAATATAAATCTGCTTCTGAAGAAATTCAATTTGATAAATATGCACAAATTGA